AACTCGGGCATTGTTTTCCATTTGCTGCCTGATTTGTCCACCCACCCTTCAGCCTTGGCCATGTCCATGGTGACAATAGGACCCTCTACGGGCTCGCCTGTGGCCTTTTCTATGCACACGGCTTTAATACCCTTAGCCAAGTCGCCAACAAAGCGCAGCGTGGTAAATTTACCGCAGCCGTTTATAGCTGCAATTACGAAAGTGCTAGACCACGAAGGGCGGCCGTGAATGATGTGCAGATTTTGCATAACCATTAGCGGGCTGGCTCCAATTCGGTGGGCAATTTCTAGGGCCACAAGGGTGTTTGCAACATTACCTTTGTACTGTGTTGGCACAAGGTCGGAAGCGCTCAGGGCTTTGGCCTCACGTTGGGCAAGGTCAAAGTTTGACAAGGGGGTTAATTCTGTTTTATTTTCCATAATTAAAAAGTGTTAAGGGTTGCACTGTATCGCCGTAGCCAGGCCATTCGTCTAGCTTTACGCACTCGATAAATGTTTGAATGTCCTGTTGGTATTCTTCACGGCCTCGCTGCATATCTTCTGCCGTCATGTAATAAACGCCCACCAAATGCGGCTCGGACTTTTCAACAGCAATAAAGAAAAAGCCCTGAGAATTGGGCACGCCGTCGGAATAGAATGCGGCCTGCACATGATAGCGATATTTGTGGCATGATCTTGCGAAACCTTTAGGGCTTGCATCGTCTGTGGTTTTAATGTCAATTATCAAACCGTCATCAGTTAACCGGTCAATGATTCCACGGCAATCGACTAGGGTTCTGTCCTGCCAATTAACCATGATTTCACTTTTGCCTGGCTTTGCTAAAAGATAGGCAGCCGCAGGATGGTCATAAATGGCCTTTGCCATGGCTTCTATTTGCTTGTCTTGATCTTTGGATAAGATGGTAAGCCCTTCGGTTTGAATGGCAAACTGGTGCCATAATTCTTTACCTTCTTTTGTGCGTCGGTCAATTTGTGGGGCGATGGTGTAGCGCTTGCCAAACTCTTGAGGCTCTAAGATTCTGCAGTGCACAGCTTTTCCCATTATAAGGGCCGGGCTATCTTCGTCTTTTTGTAGGGTGCCGTCGATGTATTTATGTTTATACAACACCGGGGCTTTTCTCAGTAGGTCCAAGCGGCTTTTTGACAGTATGTGTTTCACTTTCATGATGGCAAAAATACGAAATGTTTTTGTATATTTGTGGTATGTATAAGGAAAACATTGTTAAAGTTTGGAAAATTAAGTGTATCGAAAAGGGCACTTCGTTAAATGCCATCTGTAATAAACTGGGTATCGACCGCGAATTATTGACCCGATGGGAAAGGGCCGAGCCAAAAAGTTTACGCCTGGCTAAACAGATAGATCAGGCTATAGAAGAAATGCCGTAGATTTGTAGCGCCGAGGTTTGACAGCTTGGGTGTTCTGTATCATAGAGGGGCCTCGTAGAAATACGGGGCTTTACTTTTTTGTAAAAGTTTTTTGTTTTTTTCTTGCATATGTGAATTGTATGTTGTTTGTTTGCGTTCACAAGATACAAACACTATGAGTTTAGACATCATTTATTTAATCATTGCGACGCCTGTCACCATTGCGGTGATGTACGGCAGCCACGTAATTAAGCGCAACCGTAAGCGCAGAATCGAAACCCCTGAGGCACAGCCCTATAAGTTCGAGCGGGATGAGTACCGACCAGAGTTTAACGAGTTTTCGCAGATGTTACTGCAGCGCAAAATGTACAAAGGGAGGGCCGACAAATGAACACGCCCATAGAAAAGCTTATTTTGGATTTGCAAGCTTTGCAGAGCCATTACCAATTCATTGAACGCCACGGCAAAAACTTGCGTGCTAGTGATGCAATAGCGGCGGCGTTAAAGCAACTACACAAACGACTGCAAGAAGAGGCCGACGTTATTATTGAGGCCTACAACGCAGCTGGAGGGCAAGCCGGTGGCCAAAAGTATTATGAAGGTCTGTACAGGTCGGGTGTAGACGAGTTAAAATCTTATGTAGGTTATAAGTATGAAAGCAACAGTAGTGAAGGCGACGATTAATTTTATATCCAAATGGCGGGTATATTATGCAGGCGAACTGCTTGCCACCTTTGAAAACGAAAAGGACGCTAGAGATTACGCAGCCTTTATAGATAGCCAATAACATGACCAAAAAAACCTACTACAAAAACACTGTGCCCATGATTTGGGCTGTGGCTGTGCTTCGTGATGATTTTAACATGACCTGGCAAGCCATTGGCGACCGCCTTGGCAGAAGCCCAAGCACAGCCCGGGCGTTATATTTAGAATTTGACAACGTTAAAAACAAAAAACTATGATCTACATATTTTACACCAGCATCGCATTGGCTGCCATAGTAAGCATTGGCACAATCAAAGCGCAAATGGCTCACATTAAGGGGCTGAAAGGAATGTACAAAGAAGAGAGCCGCAGGGCCCACGACTACAATTTAACCATTATGGAGCTACGCGCTGAGCTTAGAAGCGTGCAAGACATTGGCAAGACCTGGGCTAAAGTTGCCCATGAAACGAGCGACGATTTAACTAGGGCCATGATTCAGCACGCTCACGAAATGGAACAAATGAGGGCTGAGCTATGGAAAGCAGGCGAGGCAAAAAGAAAAAACAGCGAGTACAAAAAAGCATGGAGAGCTAAGCGCAAAGCAAATGGAACTGGAAACTAACTACTTACTTGCTTACGCAAAGTGCAGGCAAAAGGTGGCGTATTTAGAGCGTCACTTAGAGACCTTAATACAGAAGCACGAGCGTGAAATTACCGAACTGAAGGGCGAACTAATTAACCCGCTCATTGATTGGAAAAAACCACAGCCTCGCAACATGTCGCGTTTATGCAAAGCAGTCTGCAGGGTTTGCGACATAACACCAGGGCAATTAGTAAGCCCACAGCGTAGGCGAAATTATGTGATCGGCCGACAGTTGTTTTTTTACGTTGGCCGTTATGAGATGAAAATACAATGGTCAAAGCTTGCCGGGTTTCTGTGCAAGGATCATTCGACTGGCATCCACGGCGCAGATCAGTTTGAGAATTATTTGAAACTGGGCTACAAACACGAAACGCAGTTATATTACGATGTGCTGGCTGAACTAGCCGACGAAGTAGATATAATCGAAGAGGTTGAATTGGCTGAAATTGAGGAGGTGAAACAATGAGCAACAATAAACAGAGTAGCGTAGAGTGGTTGGTTGAACAAATCAAAAAAGACATCAATTTGAGATTGAGAGGATTTGATATTGACAAAGCACTTGAACAAGCCGAAGCAATGCGAAAGGATGAAATTAAAAATGCTCAAATGGATATGTTTATTCATCTTAATAATTTGCCTTATGGTTTAGAATATCTTGAAAAACGACAAAGTGCAGAAGATTTTTCACAACAATACTACAACGAAACTTACGGAGGTAACAAATGAATGACAAAATCAAAGACCTATTGTCTACTGCATACAAAACCGATTCAATAGAAAAAAATAAATGGCGTATTGAAAACCGAGAACAACTAAGAGAACAGAGAAAAAAAGAACTTAAAGAACTTATGGAAAAAGATAAAACAATGAGCAACAATAAACAAAGTATGAAATGAAAACATTCATTATCACAATAGAAATCGAACACACCGACCGCAGTTTTCAGCGCCCAGAAGTGCAGCAGTTTGTTGCACAAATAGGCAGCCCACAGGCAAACTGGGTAAAAGAAATGCGCAAGGCATTTAAACAGACAATACTAGGCGAGAAGGCCCACGACATCCATGTAACTTATGCGTTGAAGGAATGACACCAAAAGAGAAAGCGCTGGACCTAGTCAATAAGTTTGACGGGGTCGGCTTGCAAATGAGAAATGAGGCAATAGCGTGCGCGTTAATTGCTGTGGATGAGATAATTTCAGTAATGGACAACGAAATGAATTTTTTTGATTATTTATATTTTAAAGAAGTAAAAACGGAAATCGAAAAACTATGAACACAGAAAAAACACCAGTCGAAACCTATGCACAGAAAATGCTAGAACTACTAACAGCGTACGGCCGTAATGCCATCAACGACGATCAACTTTTAACCTCGGCATTGCAGCTGCGAAACGAGTGCCTGGATGCTGAAAAGCGCGCGCATCGGGAATGGTTTAACAAAGGGTTTGAGTTTTACCGCGAACAGCATTTGTTAACGAGATTAGAAAGTTAAGGCGTATATTTGTGGTGTTGATTGACAAATGCGGGTTTGTCCAAAATCAAAAAACCTTACCCTTGTGGTAGATGTGTTCCCGCAGACCGTCTATTGTGAGGGTTTTTTATTTTATGAAAAGATATTTAGTATTTGCCTACAATGGCGCAATTGAATCCCTTGGAGGGATGGACGACTGTTTTTTAATTACTGGAGATCACAAAGAAGCATTTTTTTTAGCAAAGCGTTTATGTGTTGATTATGCCATTGTTAAAATACACGATTTACAAAGTGACACAATGGACATTGTAAGCGATGGTAATCATGAGCGGATGGGTTAAAGTGCACCGTTCAATTCTTAATCATTGGCTCTACACTGAGGACCGTGTTTTTTCACGATTTGAAGCGTGGAACGATATTTTATTAACGGTTAACTATGTGGACAAACAGGCCATGATTAAGGGCAAGCTTTACACGATAAAACGGGGTGAAAGCATTTTGTCTTTTGAATCATGGGCAAAGCGTTGGAATTGGGATAAAACCAAGGTTAGAAGATTTCTAAAACTGCTCGAAAGTGATTCAATGGTTGTGATAAAAAGCGACAACAAAACGACACACCTAACTGTTTGTAACTTTGAGCGTTATCAAGATGAGCGAAACGCAGATGAAACGCAAACGAAACGCAAACGAAACTCAAATGCAACTCAAACGAAACCAACTAAAGAAAGGGAAGAAAGGGAAGAAGGAAAAGAAGGAGAGAGTGTTAAGCCCGCGCTCAGCGATCTCTTAGTTTTTATGTCCAAAGAAGAGGGCCAAAGATTTTTAAACCATTACAATGCTAACGGGTGGAAAGTCGGCCGTAACAAAATGGTAGACTGGAAGCAGGCCGCTGAAAAATGGGCCAACAATGAATTTAGTACAGACAAAAAGAAAGTAAAAGTCAACTATTACAACCCAAACCAATATGAATAACCTCGAAGAATACATACTAGGACAGCTCCTATTTTACGAACAGACCAGGGCATTGCTGCCAAGGATTAAGCCTGCATGGTTTGCCAATAAGCTAAACCGCACAGTGGTGGACCGCATGATTAAAAAATACTTTGAGAACGAGCCAATAGATTACATGAGCCTAACGGAAGGCATGAGCCATGAGGATCGTGTTAAGGTTATTTTCATAGGGCAAAACGTTTACAACGTGGCCAACATTAGCGACTACATCCCACAACTAGAACACCGTTACTTACAAAAACAACTGATTGAGGACCTGGGCCAATTAGATCTAACATTACCGCTTACTGAATTAATGGCAAGCATTCAAACGCTATTGGATAATTCACGTTTCACAACAATACACGACCCAGTTAGCATCCATAAGCTGAGCGCTGCCATGGTGGACAACATAACCGAAGCGATTAAGCGCGGCGATAGGATAACAGGAAAGTCTACCGGTTGGCTGTCATTAGATAGGATTTTAGGGGGTTGGAATGCGGGCGACTTTATTGTAATGGCTGCACGACCTGGGCAAGGTAAAACAGCGCTAGCCTTATCGCTTATGTATGAGTTTGCTAAACAACAGGGCAAAGGTTTATTTTTAAGCTTAGAGATGTCTAGCGAGCAGTTAACCAAGCGTTACTTTTCCATCATTACCAAGATTGTGAACTGGAAGATAAGAAACGCCACGCTAAAGGATAACGAACTGCAAGAGCTATGCGAATCAGTTAACGCCAGTGATGTAGAGTTTTTTGTAGATGACGAGCCAAACTGCACCATACAACAGTTGAACAGCAAGGCCAAAATACATAAAGCCAAACACGGCCTAGATCTATTGGTAATCGATTACATCCAATTAATCAAAGGAACAAAGCGAGACAGAGAACAGGAGATAGCAGAGATAAGCAGAAGCCTTAAGCTATTGGCCAAAGAGTTACAGATAACTGTAGTAGTGTTGGCCCAGTTAAGCCGTAAGTGCGAAGAGCGAAGCGATAAGCGGCCCATGTTATCCGACATAAGGGAGAGCGGAAGCATAGAGCAAGACGCAGACGTTGTGCTGTTTCCTTTTAGACCTGCGTACTACAGCGGAGAGAAACACGAGATAGAAGAGGCTGAGGTTATTGTAGCTAAGAACAGGCACGGCGAATGCCATACAATCCCGGTCCACTTCACTGGGTCACGAACTATGTACACCGAAGATCTAACCCCACGTTTATAATGCCATCACTTAACAAACCTAAGCAGGGCGGCAAGCCTCGCCGTGAGTATACCAAGGGCGCATTTGTTGAGCCACGATACCACACTACACACTGGCGCAACCTTCGCGCATCAGTGTTACAAGCATCACCGTTATGCAAAGCGTGTGAGGATGTCGGTTTAATTACCTTGGCTCAGATGGTGGACCACATCAAACCCGTGCGACTGGGTGGCGAGTTCTTTGATGCGGAAAACTTGCAGCCGCTATGCAATTCATGCCATGCCTCTAAGTCAGCCAAAGAAAGGAACGCCGACCCGTATGGGGTGTAAAATCTTCTACACACGTGCCTGAAACCGCTGGTTCAATTTTCTTCACACCCGTGAGAAAATAAAGTTAACAAAATACTTGTATATTTGTACTAAATAGCATATTAAAATGAGGGGGAGACCAAAAAAACCGACCGAAATTAAAAAACTCCAAGGAACTGAGGACAAGCGCTGGCTGGTCGAGAACGAAATGAAAGTTTTGCCGTTGGACCAAATACCAACTGCGCCTGATGGCTTCGACGGGGAAACCTCAGAAATTTGGGCAACGGTTTGCCGCGAACTGCAGCGCAATGGTTTACTTGCCGGTTGTGACTTAGAGCTATTGCACGGCTATTGCACCTTGTTGCGCCAGTATTATTTGGCCACTGAGAAACTTAAAAAGGAGGGCGTTGTAATTTTGAGCCGCCACGGCGACAAAGTTGCAAATCCCTGGTACCATATCCAAGGGCAAAGCTTAAAGCAAGCCACACAAATCGCGCAGCTTTTCGGAATCACGCCAAGCGCACGCAGTCGAATTAGCGCAGCAGCTCCAAAGACTGCAACTAAATTAGATCTATTAAAAAAACCAAAGACAGCATGACAACTAAAAAGACAATTACAAAGGCCGTCAACACAAAAGCCTTTGAAACGGCTAGCGTTAAAATCGTTGAGCCTGTTATTTACCAAGTGCGCAAAAGCGATCAACAATTTGCCGTCTACCTTAACGGAAGCGTTTGCGACAAGTTCGGAAAGCCGGGCGATGCTTTCTACTACCGAAACGAAAAACTTGCCTTTGAGGCGTTGGCCTATTTTCAACAGTGCAAATAGTCGCCGACTATATCGACGGGATAGGTAGCGGGCGCATTGTTGCTTGCGAGCACGTGCGCAATGCTGTGGCTCGTTATGAGAACGACCGCGGGCACTGGCCATTTAACGAAGATTTGGCTGAGCACGCCGTTCAGTTTATACAGAACCTAGAACACACGACTGGCGATTACGCTGGCAAACCTTTTATGCTAGAAGGGTGGCAGGCGTTTATTGTTTGGAATTTGTTTGGGTTTCTCAATGCGGATGGCAGCCGTCGTTTCACCCGGGCTTACGTTGAGGTTCCACGCAAAAACGGAAAGTCTACATTCAGCAGCGCCGTTATGCTTTACGGCCTCATTGCGGATGACGAGCCAGCGGCTCAGGTTTACAGCGCAGCCACAAAGTTAGATCAGGCTATGATGGTGTTCGGTGAATCTGTAAGGGTTTGTCAAAATCTGCCCTGGCTAAATGAAGCACTGACTGTTAACAACTCTGTTAATAACCGCCGCATCCTGTATGGGCAAAGCATTTACAAACCTTTGGAATGGAACCCGGGCAAACAGGACGGACTTAACGCGCACTTTTGCTGCATCGATGAA